TTTGTCGATCAAGAACAAATTCCAAATCTCCTTCTCAGTGGTGGTCCTGGTGTCGGTAAGACAACCGTTGCCAGGGCACTTCTGAATGAGTTGGACCTTGATTATCTAATCATCAATGGTTCGATGAAAGGTAACATTGATACTCTTCGAACTGAGATTCAACAGTTTGCTTCAACAGTATCATTCAATGGTAAACGTAAGTATGTCATCCTTGATGAAGCAGACTATCTAAATCCACAGTCTACACAGCCTGCTCTTCGTAATTTCATGGAAGAGTTTTCTAACAACTGTGGCTTCATTCTTACTTGTAACTTCAAAAATCGTATCATCGAACCACTACACAGTCGGTGTTCGGTTGTTGAGTTCAATATCACTAAGAAACAACTTGCTGGTCTTGCGCCTCATTTTATGAAGCGTGTTGAGAATATTCTGAAGATGAAAGGTATTGAATACGATCAGAAAGTCATTGCTGAGTTGATGATGAAGCATATGCCAGACTGGCGGCGTATCCTAAATGAACTACAACGATACTCTGTCACTGGTAAGATTGATGTTGGCATTCTTACTAATATGAGCGATGAATCTTTTGACTCTTTGGTCAAGATGATTAAGTCACAAGACTTCACTAGTATTCGTAAGTGGATTGTAGATAATAGTGATATTGAAACCGCTACTCTATATCGTAATCTCTACAACCATGCTAGTAAAAATATGAAACCAGCAAGTATCGCTCAGATGGTTCTCACTCTTGCTAAGTATCAATATCAAGCGGCCTTTGTTGTTGACCATGAGATTAATAATGTAGCGTGTCTTGTCGAACTGATGACAGATTGTGAATGGTCATGAACCCGTTTGACTTCGTAACCGATATCAATCTGGGTAAGAAAGATATCATGACTAACTCTGACAATCCAGAACTAGCAGAGAGGACGTATAACCCCTATCTAACTAACAAGTCACTTTCATACTTTGCCGATACAGTTCATTATGCCAACCTGATGAATATGCATAGCGATCTAGACAATTTTATGCAATATTCGTTTCTACTAAATATTGTGCGGAAACGTAAGCGTTTCTCTAAATGGCACAAAGCCACTGATGATGAGGACTTGCAAGCAGTCATTGACTATTACGGATACTCTGTCAAAAAAGCAAAGGAAGCACTCAACATTCTTGGTGATGAGCAATTGTCAACAATAAAACAAAAAATGAGCAAAGGTGGTATGAAATGACAGATTTAACTACAATGATTGAGGTGCATCTCAAGAATGAAGATGACTTCCTAAAAGTAAAAGAAACGCTAACACGTATTGGCGTTGCCTCTCGCAAAGATCGTAAACTCTATCAGTCCTGTCATATTCTACATAAACAGGGTCGGTACTTTATTGTTCACTTCAAAGAACTCTTTGCGCTAGATGGTAAGCCTTCTGACTTCAACGAAAATGAAGCAGACATTGCTAGACGTAACACTATTGCCAATCTATTAGAGCAGTGGGATTTAGTTACGCTAGTTGATTCAACAAAGACAGTAGAGCCTGTTGCACCTTTGAATCAAATCAAAATTCTACCCTATAAAGAAAAGAACGATTGGGAACTTGTAGCGAAATATAGTATTGGAAGGAAGAAATAATGTTTGGTAAACTTGAAGTTGATGATAAGCAAACAGTATCAGAGCATCGTACTCGTACCATGTTGTTAGAAGCAAGTAAGTCTCACTTTGAAGCACATATTCATAAGCATCGTGCCAACATTGAGGTGCTTCTACGTCATACAGTCGGTCTAGCAGAGCACCCTGATATCATGGAAACGATTGAGAAGGAACTAGAGATCATGGCTGAATATGACGATAAGTTGGAAATGTTGAAAAAATATTTCTAAAAGGGGTTGACATTTGCTTTCATATGTATTATATTAAGTATGTAAGTTGATGAAAGAGAGTGAATGACATGAACGTGATCAAATTCGAAAAAGCCCATAAGAAAGCGATTGATATCGTAGACTCTTGGGTATCGACCAATACCGAATGGGAAGTCATCATCATCAAAAATGTCAAAGACATGTATGAGCTTTGGTTAGAAGATGATACGAAAGGTTTCCGTGATAACGAATTTATGGGTATGTACGATACTTTCGATATCGCAGTGCGGAATGCTGAATGCATGGTCGATGTATATGAACCTGCTTGGGGTAATCCTGACGATTGGGCCCCACGGGCACGTGGCTGGTGTGAATAAGGACGAGTGTCATGCGTAACACGATTGCTAAAGACTTGCGTACTCCTAAGTACGCTAAAAAAGTAGTTGCTTCTAAGAAGCACTACACTCGTAAACTCAAACATAAAGGTAACTAGATTATGAAGAACTATGTGAAGATTCTTGCCGTGAGTGCAGTCGCACTGTCTCTCGGTGCTTGTAACGTTGCTACCATTGCTCCTATGGCTGGTGCTGGTCTTGGTGGTGCTGGTGGTGGCGCACTTGGTAGTCAGTTTGGTAAAGGCAAAGGCAAACTGATTGCAACTGGTGTTGGCGCTTTGTTGGGTGCTTTTGGTGGCTATAAAGCGGGACAGCATGTTGCTATTCCGTACCAGAATCGTACTGCTATCAACGGCAATGCGATGAATATTCATAAGAATGGTATTCGTATTGATCGTAACGGTAATCGTATCGACATGAACGGCCAGCGCATTGACGATATGCATAGTAGCGGTCGTCGTCACAATTATGATGGTACTCCCGTCATTGTTAATCAGGGAGGTCATCGTGGCTCTATGAGTAACTATGGTTGCTCTGTTCGCAACAACTATGTTGTTTGCAACTCTAATTAGTCTAGTTATGCACTAACCGCATATCTGGGTTAGAAAATTAGCGAAACAATATTTCGCAATATTCATCTAAATAATAGTGAGCAAAGAGCGTTTCTTTGCTCATTTTTATGACACGCCTATTGGGTGTCAAAACAAAACTAACCTTGCTTACACAGGAGGTAAAAGCAATGACTAAACACATGTTCAATTTAACAGACTTTCCCATGTTCGTTGGCTTAGACCGTGTCTATGACCAGATGCTAAAACACGCTGATTCTATGAGCATGGCAAAAGCTATTCCTAATTTCCCCCCATACAATATTCGTAAGGTGGACGAAAACAAATATATCGTGGAAATCGCTGTCGCTGGATTTTCAAAGTCTGACATCGAAATCGAAATCGATGGAGACACCCTAAAGATTACTGGTAACTCTGCTTCTGTCGATGAAGAAGATAGTTTCTTGTATAAGGGGATTGCCAATCGTGCCTTCTCCCGCACATTCAACTTAGCAGATACAATTGAAGTTAAGGATGCCTCTCTCGTAAATGGAATGTTAAAAGTCTTTCTAGAGAATATTATTCCTGAGAATCAAAAGCCACGCAAGATGGATATTAAAGAGGAGCCTTCAAATGAAACTGCTTCAGGCAATTATTGATTGGTTTAATCGGCCAATCCAGTATCAATACGAAAGTGAACTAGACTATCTTAACGAGTCTGTAGATGCTGCGGACCTCGAAAAAAGGCTCAAAGACGTTAGTCGTAAAGACGTTGGTCGTGTGCAAAGATACCGCACCAATGTTGCCTTAAAAGGAGGATACCTATAAATGGAATTCATCGCACAATCACCAGACACATTATTCTTTGGTGGTATGTTCGCAATGTTTTTTGGGTTAACTATAATTTCTATGGTTGTCCATAAAATCTTTTCTTGACATATCATCTAAGATATACTAATATAGGGGAGTGGGCAACTGCTCCCCTTTTATTATGGAGATGACTATATTTTATTCTAACATTGACCGCTTTGGTAACAATCTACTCATTCGTGGATTTCAGAACGGCAAGCGATTTCAGCGAAAGCACAAGTTCTATCCTACGTTTCATGTGCCTGATCCTAATGGTGACTGGCAATCGTTAGATGGTCGGGCTGTTAGTGAGATGAAGCCTGGTGACATGAAAGAGTGTCGAGACTTCATTGATAAGTATGAAGATGTGGCTAACTTTGGTGTGTATGGCACAACCAACTATGTCCATCAGTTTATCAGTGAAGCATTTCCAGGCAAGATCAAGTATGACCGTACCAAACTAAACATCTGCACGATTGATATTGAGGTTGGGTCTGAAGATGGCTTTCCAGAGCCACGAGATGCCAAGCATGAGATCATCACCATCACTATCAAAGACAATAACAAGTCTCTGTATCACACTTGGGGTTCGTATGACTTTGACAGTGACAAGTGCGAGCAAGATGTTTTCTATCATCGTTGCCGTGACGAGCGTGACCTACTACTCAGTTTTCTAGAGTATTGGTCAGATCGCATTCCAGATATCATCACAGGTTGGTATTCAGACTTCTTTGACATTCCCTACCTGGTCAATCGTATCGCCCGTGTGCTTGGCGAAGAGTCTGTATATAGTCTGTCGCCCTGGCGCAAGGTCAGCCCTGATAACAAAACGATTGCTGGGCGTGAGCAGGTTGGTTTCGATATCATGGGCGTATCACAACTTGACTATATCGACTTGTTCAAGAAGTTCACACTCAATACTCTAGGTCAGCAAGAGTCATACAAACTTGACCACATTGCCAACGTGGTGCTTGGTGAGAAGAAACTAGACTATAGTGAGTATGGTTCTCTACATATGCTGTACAAGAGTGACTATCAGAAGTTTGTCGAGTACAACATCAAAGACGTGGAGTTGGTCGACCGTATTGAAGAGAAGCTAGGTTTGATTGACCTAGTACTGACCATGGCATATCGTGCAAAGTGTACACTCAAAGAAACACTTGGTACAGTGGGCATCTGGGATGCTATTCTCTACAACGAGTTCAAGCGTCGTAAGATTGCTGTGCCTCAGAAGAAGACCTCTAGCTATAACACCATCGAAGGCGGTCATGTCAAAGAGCCACAAGTTGGTATGCATGATTGGGTTGTGTCGTTTGACCTCAACAGTCTATATCCGCATATTATTATGCAGTATAATATGAGTCCCGAGACAGTGGTGAATGAAATTCGACGCAACACTACTATTGATGAGTTACTTGAACTTTGTTCTGAAAATAAAGATGCTAACATTCCAGATGATAGGTGTTTGACTGCCACTGGTCAACTCTTTCGAAATGACATAGAAGGTATCATCCCACAAATCATTCAAGAGTATTACGATGAGCGTGTGCAGATTAAGAAGCAGATGTTAGATGCAAAGCAACGCTATGAGAAAGACAAGACAAAAGCAATCGAAAGAGAGATATCCATCCTTGACAATAACCAGATGGCTATCAAGATTGCTATGAACTCTTTCTATGGCGCACTTGCGAACAAATACTTTCGCTACTTTGATGCTCGTGTTGCTGAAGCAATTACTGTATCTGGTCAGTTCACTATTCGTTGGGCGGAGAAGATTCTGAACGAGTATCTAAACAAGCTACTGAAGACTGATACCGATTATGTGATTGCAATCGACACTGACTCTGTGTATCTAAACCTTGGTCCGTTCGTTGATAAGGTTATGCCTGGTGAGACTGACAAGAATAAGATTGTCAACTTTCTAAACAAAGCATCGGCGCAGATCGAAAAGCATCTTGATAAGGGTTACACACAACTTGCGTCGTTCATGCAAGCGCCACGACAGAAGATGGTGATGGCACGAGAGATTATCGCAGACAAGGCTGTGTGGACTGCCAAGAAGAGATACATCGCCCATGTCTGGGATAGTGAGGGTGTGCGGTATGCAGAACCCAAACTCAAGGTGACTGGCATAGAAGCAGTACGGTCATCTACACCACAAGTCTGCCGAGAGTTGATTACTGACACACTCAAGAAGATTGTCACATCATCTGAGTCAGAGGTGCAGAAACATATTGAAGAACTTCGTGTTGAGTATATGAAGTTGTCACCAGAAGACATTGCATTTCCTCGTGGTGTATCTGAGATGGAGAAGTGGGCCGACGCTGCATCTCTATATAAGAAGGGCACACCCATTCATGTTCGTGCTGCGCTGCTGTACAATGACCAACTCAACAAGAACAAGTTGGGCAGTCGCTATGAGCGTATCATGTCTGGTAATAAGATGAAGTTTCTATACATGAAGATGCCTAACCCGCTACACGAGAACGTCTTTGGGTTTGTCAATGTTCTACCAAAAGAACTTGACTTGGCACAATACATAGACTACAATAAACAGTTCGAGAAAAGTTTCCTTGACCCCATTCAAATTATTCTGGATGCGATGGGTTGGAATGCTGAGAAACAAAATAACTTGGAGGACTTCTTTGGTTAATCAAATTTTGCATGGCAGTTGTTACGATCATATGAAAAAACTTGAAGATGGAAGTATTGATACAATCTTAACTGATCCACCATATGGTATGGACTTTCAGTCTAATCGTGCTAAAGGTGGACCAAGACACAAAAAAATTGTATCAGATGATAAAGTTGATCCTAGATGGATTGAAGAGTCATATCGCCTTTTAAAACCGGGCGGAGCATTTATAATGTTTTGTGATTGGAAGACAAGTTGTGAATGGAGATTTCATATTGAAGAATGTAAGTTTCAATTGAAATCACAAGTGATATGGAATCGTATGCATCATGGCACAGGAGATTTGACAGGCTCATTTGCACCTATGCATGATGTAATTTGGTATGCAACAAAGGGGCGAAGAATTTTCAACAAAGCAAATTCATATGATACTAGACCAAAATCTGTACTATCACATAAGAGGCCTTCACCTAGTGAAGATTATGGTCACCCAACAGTTAAACCAGTTGAGCTTCTGAGAGAATTAATTAAAGGAACCGATGATGGAACAGATGGAATTGTCTTAGACCCCTTCTTAGGTTCTGGGTCAACAGCAGTTGCTTGTATAAAAGAAGATAGAAAGTATATTGGGATTGAAATTGAAAAAGAATATGTTGACATTGCTCTAAAAAGAGTGTATGATGCAAATATGATAATGAGCGATGGCGCTCTTTGGCAAACACAGTCGTCATAAGGAGATAACCAGATGGCTAGTAAAGATGATGATATGATTGCTGACTATATTAACCAGGCGAACAATGAAATGGCTGCACGATGAATACCTCATACAACGATAAGAACTCCAGAGCAATTGCTCTGAGGTCTTTTCCACATCTTCAAGTGAATAATGATATCTACGGTGTGGACTTTTTCACTGGGCATATAAATTATCCTCGTAAAAAATTTGGTCTTGATGCTAAACGTAGTAAATTTATTGACC